CTATCGTGTCAGCCAAGCAGATGTCAAGAACTTTGCCGTGACCGAAGATGGGTGTTTCAAGTGGGGATATTTTACCACCACCATCCAGGGTCGAAGATACGAGCATCAAACAAGTCAAGCCCTAAATACTTTGATCCTTAAATCAAAGCTAACCAAACTGCCCCACATCGAGTACGAAGATGATTGGATGGAGACTTACCTTTTCCCTCTATTCTTAGAGATAAAGAAGTGGGAAGGTGAAAACGATGCAAATATCAAATTAGATATTATCTTAACAGATGGCCAGTTTGATGATGCTGATGATATACATAAAGCTGATATGGTGCAGGACAGGCGTGATGGTAAAATCACTACCATTGTGCTTAACTTCCTAAAGAGGGATGAGTGGAAGACATCTACTCTACCTAATAGGTGTCTCCAGTATGAAGCTAACGGGGATAATTTAGGGAATCAAATCAAGCAGATTCTAAGTAGACAGCTTACTGCTCTTACGTAGTCGTATCAAGTTTCGGATAGAAATTAGACTCCACACCGTAGAACCAATCGCCCATATCTGAAGTCCATATCGAATATTGAAAACTACATAACCTAGTTGTGCTGCTAGCCAGACATATTCTTTACGGATTGGATTGGGAATCAGCAAAGAGACGGTACTACCAGCTAGCAGCACAAACTGGCCAATATTTTTAACCAAATCAATATTGGCCATATCCATCTAGTTAGCCTTCTTCTTGTCGAATGGTGGCTGGTCGCCATTCATATTCACAACCTTGATCTTCAGAGACTTCGGGGCTGTCTTCAAGCTATTCAGTAAATCCATAACTTTTGGGAGGCGTGATGTAGCAGTAACGCTGTCATCCTTAAGGAGACTCACAAGCTCTGTCAAAACCTTCTCGTGCTGCGCATTAGTAGTATCACTAATCTTAGATGCTTTGGGCTTGGCGGTGGCTACATCCAATAGCTTGATCAATTCATCCATAGCTGCCACTTCCTTTGGAGTGTATCGAGTCTTTGGGATGTTCAAAACATCCTTCGGGACGGTCTGTTGGGCCTCAGTGCTATTCTGGGCAACAGTAGCCTTCATGCTGTCGATATGCTTCATGCAATCATTGTATAGACTGGTAGGCTTGTCGCTGGTTGAACGTGCGGTGCAGTTAGGGCAAGCGAGGCCGTGTAGCTTGTCTGCCACCTTCTGTACTCGCTGGTCTGCATCACGCAGCTCTTGGGCCAGGACAGTGATGATGTTGTTAAAACCAGGCTGCGTGCTGTTGTGGACATCCTGGTAAGCTGCCTGGATGGCGTCAGGCAATGCCTTGATCTTAAGAGTACTGACCGCACGACCAACCACGGCACTAAGAGCGGTGGCGTAAGCTGCCTCATTATCGCTACTCATCGCAGTGTCAGCGGTAGAGAACATCACAGCCAGGGCACCAGTTAACTCAGAGCTGGTCAGCACGGGGCTGTCGTCACGGATCTGGTCAGACGCGATACAGTACACAGCCTTAATTGATGCTGGGTCGTCAAGTGGCTCTGGGACGTTGGCAGTAGTCGATGCCATAAGGTGCAGGTAGTACGAGTACAGGGAATTTGGGCGCTTCTTAGTCTCGGTCTTCTTCTTGGTAGTCATAGCCGTATCCTTTGGGTAGAAGTTCGTTACCCAAATTCTATAGCGTACTTTTTAGAGAGCGTGGGCAGTCAACACTTACGGGGATGTATTGAGAAATACCACGAACACCGACAGACATAGCTATGGATGCGACTGGACCAGCCTTAGAAATAGCCACCGAGGACACGCCAGTAAAGGTAGAATCACCCTCAAAGAGATCACGGGCTGCTGCAGCCAATTCTTTCACATCGAGATCAGCAGTACTAACACCCACAGGAATATCCAAACCGAATTCTGGATGGTGCAGCAAAGAGCCCTTAGGTGTAGAGAGGGCAATGCGTGTGTACTGCACAATATTCCCCAAGCCCTGTGCAGTTGGTGTATCACCCTCTGGGGTCACTACCAGATCACCAGATGGCGAGAGTAACAGATCCATTCCAGCCACTGCCAAGAGTGAGTCAAATTCATGCAGATCGGGGATGCTCTTGGTCTTATAATCATCCTCAGATGGTTCTGTATCGGATGGGATATAGATGACCTGACGGCAATTGACTGTATCGGGTAGATAGGCATGGATGAATGATTTGTCTGCCAGCTTAAAGCCCGAAACATTCTGGTCCATGGTGATAATGGTCATACCGGGCGATACCACATCTATCCTTACAACCACACACTTCAAGCGAGGTCTTCGGTCGGACATTAGGGTAACTGTCTGGCCTACACGAAGTTTAAGGGGCGATGAAACCGTAACCCGATTATCCACACCATTTGTAATCAGGTCGATATTGTACCCAAACTCATCTATAAACGGACTTCGTAGACCGTTGAGGGCTGCTATCTCCCCCCACCTATCAGGGTCGCCCAGATAGCGTTGCGCAAGCCTTTCCAGGGTGATCCCGTAGGGGAATGGGATGGCAAATTTGGATTTGGGAATCTGGAAAGCGATACCCGACCGTGAAGCTAGACCTGCAATGTACTCCATGGAGGATACTGTAAACCTCTCCACTGCACTGGCAGCAAGGTGGTCAAGCTCGATCAGTGATTGATTGATCGAGTAGAGAACATCAAAGTCATCATCGTTTGCTTGTCTTTGTGCGCTACCTTGTTTGCGATTGTAGATTTTGTCATAGACCGCATTGCCTACATTGAGTGCATCAGCGAATACATCGGACACCGCCTTGAGTGAATCTCTCGCCTGTTCAAAATCGGGACGTGTTAACCTCTGCACTCTTTGACGCTCACGAACAAGTGCATTGATAGTGCTTACATCGAGATTCAAATCTCCTGGCTTGATAACGGAAAACAGGTCGTAATGATTCTCGGGCTCAGTGAAAATCTTATTGGCTGGATGTGACTCCAGTATTCTCAATATCTGAATGTCACCAGCTTTGGTATCCGACTTGGAAAGCTGAGAACCGAGGTCACGTAGTAGTTCCACGTCCTTCTGGTATTGGGCACTGGTTGCGGCCAGTGTTGCTCCTGCAGCTTGAAAGGTGTTCTTTACCGAGAACAGCTCAAGGATTGCTGTCCTAGCACCCAGGATGATTTGGCGTGGAAAGTCAGCAATCGACACAACGGCTCCTACACCATCTTTGAGGAATAAGCAAACTTCTCGTAGAGGTCGTAGAACAGCATCAGTCAAGTCACCAGTAAAGGCACGCATTGTATTGACAGAGTTATGCAGTACACGCCTAGAGTCGTTTAGAGCCTTCAGCGCCTTGGACATCTTGTCTGGGGTACTCGTAATTGGCTCTAGGTGAAGTTCAGTGTTGGCATAGGGTATCTTGTTAGACCCAGCACCTTGAGTCAAAGCAACACGTCTCCAAGCCTTAAGGGAGAGTGAATATTGATACTCCCATACCTTGGGTACTGCTCTGCGTACGGAAAACTCTTGTGGAGTGACTAAGTAAACAGCCTCTTCTTTCCATACAGCAAAAGCTAGCCGGTAATTCTTATTAACATCATGCTTCTTGAATTCGACATATCGCTCCAGAAACTGCTGTAATAGGCGTAGCTGATAATAGCCGCTGGTGCGTCCTACTTCAGTAGTATCATTAAAAGCACTCTTCTCGATCAGTACAGATGGTTGGTTCTGTGTTACGAAGTTATTGGCAGTATCAGTTGCTGCTGTAGCCACGTTACTGGCCTGTTGTAGAGTACCAGCAAAGATGGTGTCTGTTACAGTGAATGGGGTAAGAGCTGGGGCCGAGCCACGCAATGGGAGCACTCCCATACTGCCTGAGATATTAATCATGCGTATAGGAGCACCTGAGTGCTGTTCTACTACACCGCCTTGAGTCAGTGCCAAATCAATAGCAAATGGCATACTGACAGTCATTGCTTGTGGTGGTATAGGTAGTGTAAAGCTCCACTTCTGGTCTGGTACGTAAGTACCATCAGCCATTTGCTGGACTACAAGCAATTGATAAGGAAATTGCTTGTTCCAGTTGGCAGCATTTATCTGCTTTGTCTGATACCAGAATGGAGTGGATTGAGCTGGAGAGATATTACCAAAGGCAGCTAGTGATGCTGCCCCTTGGTTATTTGGAAGAGATGGTGCTTGGTATGCCACACACTAGAGATTAATCCTAGAAGTCGTTAGCATCAAAACGGTGGCGGATATAGTTGATTGGGATAATCGGGTTGGGGTTAGCACCCGAGTTAACAACCACACCAAACGTCTTAGGACGGATGGTGGTAGCGGTCAAATCCTGTTCCTTAAGAATGACCTTTTGGCCGTTAGCGAATCGGACCGAGACGCGATACACATTGCCCTTCTTGGAGATCTGGAACTGGTTGGGATGATTACCTGTAGTGGAAACCAGCGCATTGCCACCAACACTGAATGGAACAGGCTGTACGTTACCCTCTTGGTATACAGCAGTGGAGGACATCGCAGTATAATCCACTGCAAGGAAGCATGCTAGATACGCCTCGTTATCCCATCCACCAGGAGCGGCTACATCCTCATTGGCCATGAAGATTAGACAGGTAATATCGGGGGCTACAGCATTCAGACGGTTAACACCAAACGACATACCAACAGTCATCGTCCAGTTTTCTGGCACAGTATCCGAGATCAGCTTGCCAGCAATACCACCAAAATCAGTAATGTCATTGCCGGGCTGAATGCAAAGGGCTGATGGATTGCCTGCGGTTCCGAGCTGGTATCGGTATACGGGGCCAGACTCATTGGCAAACTCTGAGAGCACAGCCTCAGTCCAGGTGACGGTATGGGCACTGGCTACATGGGAAAACAGTTTCCACTTAGGGTCAAGCACAGTCCCATCAAATTCGTCGTCATCTGGGCCAAGGGTCTGGGGTGGGGCTTCTGGGGAGTAGAAGCTGTTAAAGTTAGCTGCAGGGGCAAGGGAAGCTAGATAATCTCCAATCTTAGGTTTGACACAGAGGTCAGTAGGCTGGAAACCTACCGTGGTGCGCCAAATGGCAAAAAGTGGGTCGCCGAAAAAACGGTTCAAAAGATCAATATGGTTTACTGGTAGTGTATCTGACATACCAATTAGATTATTCTCAATAGTTCCAGGATAGATGAAAAATTTGCACAGTACCAATTACATTGGAACAGCTAATATACAAATCATATAAACCGTCACTTGGTATAGCTATGTTTGCTACAGTGCGTAACTGTGGAGAACCTTGTGCTTGGCCAAGCTGTACTATTTGCAAATTATCAGAGTGCCTTTTAATATCCAAATAGGATGTGTCTAATGGATCATCACAACCAAGCACCAGACGCATAATACTGATAGTGCCAGCAGAAAGTAGGATGCTACCTATCAATTTCTGAGCATTACCAATTGAAGATTGCGCCATCGGTATATTGCCGCTTTTGGTGCCATCTAACATACCAGAACGTAGTGTCGAAAGGACGGTTGACAAAAATGCGCTTTTAATCATCTCCTTGTAAGGTGAAGTAATTGGGGCATCATATCCAGTCATCTTAAGGATTGTGCCAGCACCATCAGTCAAGGCTTGCTCTAAGATGATATTAGCCTTATTGATTGCTTCTTGCTCGATTTGGGTGATGTCCATTTAGTCGTTCTCGTTATTAGAGGAGAGGTAGCTTCCATTCTCAAACACCCTAATGGCTTGTATGGTAAGTTTAATGAGCTGGGTGACTCCGGTTAGCTGTACTGAGATAGCGGCGAAAGATGGTGCTGCCAATGTACCGCCTACTACTGGAACAGCTATTAGTCCTGATGCGGTCTTGAGCTGGGTGGCCATCGTTTCGTTTAATGTAGACAGAAACGTCAAAATATTGACCATGGTATTGTGCATGCTGGATTCTGACCGACGGTAATCACTAAACAGTGGGAACTTGTTTGTTGCTCTACCTACTTTAATGCCATTATCAGCCTTCAATTCCACAGTCTTATTTGGTTGATTGATGGCTATGGTTTGGTTGTCGGTATTGGCAGTGACAGAACCATTAGAGGAAAAAGAAAGTGTTGACTTTTTCTCAGTATTGGTGTGCTTGCCATCTATACCAGTAGGCCCCGTCCTAGACAAAGTGATCTCGCCCTTGGCATTTATGGATAAAATCACACCATTAAGTTCAGACTGGAAAACGATGTTATTGTCAAGGAAATTCTGGTCGCCACTGTCCTTTTCATCTCTAAGACCACCCAGGATAATAGCTTGGTTGTGCTCACTGTTCACACAAAGCAATAAAACCTTAGAGCCCATACCCAAGCCTTCACTGTCCCTTTTGTTGTCAGCTCGTAGCTGCATAAAGCTACGATCCGCTAGGCCAGCTAATGGATTGATTAAAACGCAGTTGGAGTATTCCCTAGAGGTTCCGGTACGTGTTTCGGGATCTAGATACTGAGCTTGCACTCTATACTCTACAAACAGCTTAGACAAACTACTGGCGCTAGAAGGCAATATCACTTCTACCACTTCACCAACCTTTAGAGTGGTATCACTAAAAGCCCCATCATTCTTAGGCGTGTGTAGCTCTAAGTAATGTGGTAGTATTGATTCTGGGGATAGGCTACCACCTGTATATGATGTAGGGCGTGATATCATAATTAAAAGGTTGTTATCGACGGGTCGTCGATATCCTGGGACCACTGCTTGACCGAATCAATATCATTGATTTTATCCCTAAACCCTTCATTGGTTAAACCAGGGTCCATATCTCTTTGATCTTTTTGATTGATTCCAGAGTATAGATAAGAATCATCATCAATGCGACCTTCTTGATAAACTTCATCGGTATCAGTCCTCATTCCATGTGTAATAGTGATAGTGGTTGTAAAACTGCTAGTAGGGCGTTCAGTATGGTATGACCTACTGCAGTTATGTGTTACTGATTCGATATGACCAATAATACCATCCCATTCTATGTTATCGCCGTGGATAATAGGTGACTGGACACCAAGCATAACGATACTGCCATTCATGGTCATGTTTTGGCCCATGAGCCAGTCGCTAGCTATTTCCATCCACTTACGTGGTCCTCGTGCAGAATCCTCCAGTGAACATGCCACCATGGTCATATATGGTCTTAGACCGTTTCGCTGGATATCGAGATCATCCCTAATGGGTGGATTGCGGACAAGCTGATAAGTCAGGTTATTGTTCTTCTTGGGTGGTGGGGATGACTGACCATAGATATGGATAAAGTTGAATCTAGCAGCATCCGATCTGCCTAGCTGGTCCTCATATACCAATGACGGATGTATTACCCACCTTGGTATCTCTAGGTATGGAGTCAAGACAATATTGCTCTTTTCCATATTCTTCGTGGTCACTTCAGTGGAAAATGGCATTTGACGTACCACTACTGTGGGTACTACGTCGCCAATTTCATTTACCCTCAAAGCTGTATACATCTCATTGATGGTTGGGTTAAGCCATTGTTGAAGGACGGTCCATAAGGGTTTGTTGCTAAAATCTGGAATGGTGGGCACAAATTGGCCAAGCATTCCTTTGCCAGTCCTCTTATGAGGCTTCACATAATTACCACCTGGAACAGCCTCTATGTTCTGGGCAATGCCATCTGGAACGAATACAGACCATGGTGCCACATCCCCTGGCTGTGTACCTGCTACACCGGAAAAGCGCTGTACACCAGTCAATAGCTCCATGATGTCGGCAAAAGCCAAAATCTCAGTCTTGGATCTGGAAGTCTTACCAAGTAACTGCCCTACTTCACTTGGTACTAGATAGGCGTATGGTGCCTCTACGCTATCGCCTTGAACACCACCAGTCACAATTCGTAGGTGTGAGTCCTGGCCTGGATTGGCATATCTTTGTGGAATACCATCGCCTAGAATCAGGTCTACAAAGAATGGGATTACTTCATTAATATCTATAGCTGCTGTGGAAGCAAAGTCATTGGATGGTGTATTGAGTAATTGTGAAATACTCTTACCTAATTTAGCCAACCAAGATCCCATCAGCTTGTTACTCTCGGCCAAATGTGGATCATAGAAAATCATGGTATCCAATTCTTGGAAACCTACTGCGGACAAGGCGTAGTGTACTGTGGTAGTTCCACCACCTCGATCCCTCTGTCGCATTCTGCGCACATCATGGACACGACCAATAAACTTCAAACCATCATCAAACTTATTGACTTTTTCTAAATTGCGAATTCTCTTGACAATATCCTTGCACTTATCTTGTGATTGCGTCATCCATGCCATCACCCAATCTCCTGGGAGAATCGCGGACATATAATTATTTTCAGAACCTAGTAGCTGTGCTGATAAAGATGATGTATGCTGTGATTTGGATGAAGTCACCATCATTTCTACGCAGTCATCAGTAATGACCAGTACTGGACCTCTAGTGTGTACACCATCAGCAGGGTTCTTAGAGATACTTACAGTGTCGCCAGGAGATGATGCCAGGAGCTTGTTTCGGTCTAGTGATACAGGTCGTGATAGCCGAATGACCGCTATAACCCAGGACGCTGAGACACTTATCTCCTCAGCGGCAGTCTCTCTTTCCTTATTGGTCTTGGGGCGATTGAGTAGAAAGTCATCCACCAAGTGGTATCGGGGAGCAAGCGAGCCGGTACGTTCTAACATATAAGCAAGATTGGAGTGTGTTTGATGAAATTTACATACGGCGGCATTAGTATTGATGACGATACATGGGCTAGTGCATCACCATTTCCATGCGATAACCAGGATGGGTCTTATATTAAAGTGGAGTTTAATGGATCACCTCCTGTATGTCTAACTGAGAAATTCTTGATTCACGCTCTGGGATTACTCAAATTTGATGCCAACTACAAGAAATACACAGAATGTGTAGATCGTATCAATAAGTCTATGGAGTTATCTAAGTAATGCTCTCTTATAGAGATACTAGACAAGCAATCCTTTGTCGTCTTAATTTCGATAGGGCACAAGGTGTCAGTGAGAAGGATTTGCAAGCACTTACTGGTCTAAACGCACAAGAGGTAGATACAGTACTGTCGGACCTGGAAAACGAAGGTGTTATCCGATGGTCCAGACTTATCAAAGAATGGATTATCGTTTAGGTGTGGCTTGGCGACTGGAAGGCAGACCTCTGATACGACGCTCTGCAGTTTGGATAGCGTCGGTTAGACCGTTAAGTGCCGCTGCTACTTGGTCTGCTGCCATACCAACCGATTGACCTACTCGGTTCAGGCTTTCCATGCTTTGCCTACGCTCTGAGATCATACCCTGGATATGGCCAGTACTTTGCTCGATCCACTTCTCATTGTCACCTTCAAATTCCGATGTCTTAGCTAACTGCTTAAGCTGATCGGAGCCTTGTGCTGGGTCGCCTACACCACGTCCAGAAACTCTCTTGCCATTAACATAGCTGCCATTGGTGCCTAGACCACCCTGGATACGAGCTAGTGACTGACCAGCCATATCAGAGTTTGCCCAGCCGATATCTTGGTAAAACGCCCCCTGATTAACAAAGGCACGATCCTGGAATGCTTTGGCGTCTTTACCTGATAAACCTAAGCGCTGTGGTGCATCTTGTAGGAACTTCTTGAAGTTGCCACCATATTGCTCAGTAACTATCTTGGCTTGTTTTTGGACATCGTTTAGGCCAGCTTGTTCTGGACTGGCTCCAATATTGCGATCATACGCTCTAGCAAAAGTCTTCTTGGCGAACTGCTCTACTGATTCAGAAGTAATACCTCTAGCTTTCAATTCTGCTGGTACACGACCTGTGGCTAGTACTTCGGCAATGGTGGCCGGATCTAGTGTAGCTAGATACTCTTGGGACATTACACTACCACCGGGTAGAGCCTGGATAGCATTGAGTAGGTTGGAACCTGACTGGTAAGCGTCGATCTTACCACCAGTCACATTGCCCATCGCACCCAAGCCTTGCGGCATGAAGTTCTGTAGGAGCATGTCCTGGGCACCATTCGCACCACGACCATACTGATACATGGCACCAAGCATGCCCTGACCGGACGTGATCGGATTGCCACCCATAAGGGCACCAGAAAGCGTCCCAGCCATTCTGGAAGCTGCCCCCCTATCCATGCCCCCATTGCCACCAATCGCGCCTGTAAACTGATCCCAGAGTCCTGGGTTGCCTACTAGGGCTGCAGTGCCCGCCATCAGTCCGGCGTTAGGTAGATGGCCACCGAGGTTTCCATAAATGGCTCGATGCCGGTATTGTTGCCCAGCTTGATAGCCCGCTACACCAGCAACAGCATGTTGCCCACCAATAACCTCTTCAGGGCTGATTGCATTGTTTTGGTAGCTACGCATAATACGACTTGCATAGTTACGCTTTTCAATTGGATCGCCACCCATAATGCTTGACAACCCCTGCATAATGGGATTGCCAGAAGTGGACCAGTTTTCTCTAAAGACCTTGGTACCTGCACCAAGACCACGCATATGACTAATAACACTGCCAGCATTCTCTTGGAAGTGACGGACACCAGCGAATTCAAGTGGATTGGCTTGCTCCATTTGCTGTGCGTACTGCAACATAGAACCAGCTTGCTCTACAGGGATATTGTCTTTGGTTCTTACAGCTTCATTGACTGCACCAAACGGGTCTAGGCCAAATACACCACGCTTAACTGCCCTACCCATAATGTCCCACATACGGGAGTTAGAACGGTTAAACTCAAAACCGCCATTTCGATTGGTGGTGCCACCACTTGGAGCCCAAGCACCAAAACCGTGGCCATACATCGCCCTGGAACCTTCGCCAAGTCTGCCAAAGTCCTCGGTAAAGTACTGGTTAGACCTCATCACCCCCATTGCATGCAGCAGTGTTAGATCGCCACCCCTGATGCCCATGGCTGCATTACCATAAGCACCGCCCTGCTTTACAGATCGAGCTATGAAGTCATGCGGGGACGCTTGTGCTTCTGCCTGGGTGGATCGAAGAGTGTTGACGATGGTTTTACCTACAATGTACCCAAAGACTGCTGCACCGCCAGCCTTCATCATTCCGTCAGATACACCGAGGCGGTTGACAATATCACGTACTCCACCGCCACCAGAACCAGGGGCACCAGCCATTGCCCCGCCACCAGCACCAGCTCCTCTACCACCACCATAGCCGTTAAGCTGTGCATATCTCTGTTGCAGCATCCCCTCACGGGATTGTGCAGAACCTAGTTCCTCGAATTTGTCAAGCATTTTCCCGCGTACTTCTTCGGGATTGCCGACATACAAACGCCCCGCACCCTTATATTTCTCCATATGTGCGTATTCGCGGTTAAGGTCTTCGATATCCTTCTTTAACCTACGTATGTCCTGCTGCTGTTTGCCTACCTCATCCTTTAGAGCACCCGACATTACACGTAGCGCATCCTTGGACGAAGAAGCTATGGTCTGAAATAACTGCTTGTTTTCCAGGATCTGTTTTGTTAGCATTCCACCAGCACCAGCCATGGAGCCGCTTTTGATGGCTTCATTAGCTGGGTTGAACTTGGTTGCTGACTGACCACTCATCTGGGCACCAGCACGACCATTGGTGCCACCCAACACACGATTCAGGTCTTGTGTGGTTTTCTGTGCTTCTCTGGCTAGTTCACGTAGCAGGTTCACACCCTTACGGACGCTAGCTTCATCCATGCCGAGTGTAAATTTTAGTTCCTTGTCTTGCGGTGTACCCATAAATGGAAGATTGCTTGACAGGCGCTATGAATTTGATACTATAAGTGGAGAGGAGTTGTAAACATGGAAAATGAACGATGGGAGCGGGACTTTGAAATTACTCTACGCTTTCTTCTAAACACCCAGAAGGATGGTGTTTGGATGATGGTGAATTACCAGACTGGTGAGTTTGAGAGGGCTGATGAATGGCTAGCTAAGAATGGCAAGACTAGCATGAACATTGACCTGCCCAGTATGTTTTCAGGGGCGGTTGGTGCGCGTGGGTTTTCGCTAAGCGACGACCAGAAACAAGAATACCGAAATAAGTATCACAATGTACGCTTGTGTGAGGTTATGGAGTTTGATGGCCTCAAGATTCTAGCGCCCAGGAATGAGCACAAGCTCATCACACTTTTTTTGACGAAGTGGAGTGGTGAGGAGTGGCTATACAAAGATGATTTTATTGAGGAAGTACAAAAATGGCCACAGCAGGCCTTTGTGCCCGTCCGTATTGACCTAGTACCAAATACAGGTATGCCAGTTATGGATGCCATGAAGAAGTTGTTTTTTGCAACCATTATGGAGGAATAGATGAAAGTATATGTACTGATTGAGGTAGATGTGGATGAAAACCACAAAGGCCGCTAACGGTAGGGATTATTTTCGGGACGGTGTTGAGGTTCTAAACGGAATCGCAGTGTCAGTTTCCAAGAAAGAGATGATTCTTAAGCATTTTCGTGAATGGAAATCCAAGTTTTTTGGTGAATGGCCGTCCCGTATTGTAGACACCACCTTTACTTCTCCGCCACGAGAAATACTCCTTCCACATTCTTACTAGGGAACCAAATGAGCGAACCAGCTATGGAAAAAGAGATGTTAAGTAAATCTATTCAAGAGGTTATCTGCAAGGAGGATGCTTCGGCATGTGTCCTGTTGGGGCGACTGTGCCTACAATTTGGCCAAGTTAATCGTATCACCAAACATCCAGATGGTGAGCTAGAGAGCGATACCGACCACACTTTCATGCTAACCACGCTGGCGTGTTCCTTCGCGTCTAAGTACCGTCCAGACCTGGACATTGGCCTGATTGCGCAGTATGCGACTGTACATGATTTTGTGGAAGTGTATGCAGGCGATACTGATACGCTGTCCTCATTTGATGCAAATCAGAAGCATGACAATGAGGAACAAGCACTACGCAAGCTAAAGTCGGGCTTCGATCATTCTTTGCCATGGGTTAGTAAGACTATTGAGGCATACAATCGACTAGATACACCAGAAGCGCGTTTTGTCAAGTTTATGGATAAGATTTTGCCCAAAATCACGCATTTGCTTAACGGCGGTGGTGTTATTTGGGAACATGGCATGTCGATCGACAGCATTAATAAACGAAATCAACAACAGCTTGCCACGATCTGTGCTACGTATGGTAAGGATTTTCCAGAAGTCAAAGAATTGTTTGAGAAGACGCACGGACTACTCATGGCTTTTCTAACTACCCACCAGGGTCATCCTCAAATTCCATCTGGATAACTGGCGGTAATTGCTCCATATCTGCCAGTTTCTGTTCTCCCCCCAAAGCATTTTTCATCTTATTGATCTTACCTGCTAAATTCAGGAGTTTTTGCTCCTGCTCTGCAGCGGCCTGGATTCCTGATGCCGGGTCTGATCTAAATGCTTTACCCTTCCACAATGCTTGCTGTTCTTGCTCGACCATGCGCTGTAGCTTATCCCCCTTGTGCTTGTCATCCTCATCCTTAGCCACTCTGACTTTGCGCTCTGCTTCAGTTTCGGACAGGATGTCCCTTTCTCTTGTCAAGAAGGGTCTTTGGTCCTGGTCCTTTTCATCGGGTTCTAGGTCTTCAAGTTCCTCATACTTGGCTTCAAAGTAGTTTTGAAGCACATCGTCTAGGGGTAGTGCGGATACTTCGTGTAGTGGTGTGCAAAAGTGTGTGCTATACCACCTAAAGATTCTTCTCAGCTCATATCCTGGATCGGAACCAGGAAACATGACACTGCTGAGCGCATTGATCCTATGAGCTGAGAAGATATCCATGGTTATGATGCCTGATCTTGTTCCTCATCCTTATGCTTTGCGTCACGTAGCTTGGCTTGGTTGGCTAGTGCTTTCTTGGCCACTGCATCAATCAAGTCCTGTTCTGGCTTGATAGCTTCGGGGTAGACCGCCTGGATAAAGGCTACGGACGGCTTGGGACCGCTCATCAGGCTTGTCCACAGGGGCGGGGAGGACACGATACGGGTGTTGATGGCTGCCAGCATGAAAGCCACCGCATAGGTGTTCTCGCTGGCGTTCTTGGGGTCGCCAGACAGGTACTCTCTGAGTAGCTTGTCTTGGCGGAACACATCTTCTGCACTGAGCTTGATCTTGAAAGTAAACTCTGCAGACAGCGTGTCGCCGTAAAGGTCTGTAATGCTTATCGTTACCGGTTTTGATTCATTTAGGAAGCTATTTGGAAAGCCCATGCGTCACCTTTCTTGTTGCGTCTCAAAATATTTAATGCTATATAGTAATAGTTACTGTTCCTCAAACCACTCAAGGAGATTGTCTATGAAGAAGCTGTCGATCCAAACGTATTTTAGTCGTGCATGCACCGAGTTTGCCGTGTCTCTGCTAGATAGCGCTCACAAGATTGTATCTGGACCTATTCCTGGTGTGATTGCAAGTGACATCGCTTTTGTCAATGGCAAAGCCATCAATGTTTTTGGCAAGATTACCGAGCTTGCCCAGAAGCAGGCAGAGCTGTACGCTAAAGACGACATCGAGAGCGATGCTAAGCGTGCTGCACTACAAGGTGTGGCCGCTCCGGTCGCTAAGCCCGTCCCGCGCCTTGTCCAGCCTCGCAAGATGAATGGTGTATCGTCCCGTAACGTATTAGCGCTTTGTCTTGGTGTCTCGAATGAGGAGATTCCAGAGAAGATTGTCAATCTTATCAATGATTTGAATGCAGCCAGTACTATGAATGATGATGTATATCTGAAGATTATCCAGCTCGGCAACGCCCTAGTGAATGACGGCACCATTGGTCGTAAGCCTGGCAAGCCTCGCAAGGCTGTAGCTACTCCTGCAGTTTAACTGTCAAAGGACAACCATGACTAAAAATCAAAAAATCCGTAGTATTGTAGAGCGATTGCTTGTACTTGCTAGTAACCCTAAGATGCTACGTCTAACCCTTAGAAGTAGTGTTCCGCAGGACCGATTTGCGGTAATTGTCAAGACACTTCGATGGATGCCACGTAGTGTACGCAAAACACAGCAGCTTAATAGCTGGTCGGATATTGACAGCCTTCTGAGTGCTCGTGAAGTGTTGGCAATGTTGATGGGGACGTGTGATTGTGAACTACCTATCAGTGTCCTGAAGTCTTTGGGCGACCTGTCCATGGTCAAAGCTAGTGGCGTTCCTGATGCGCTCAAGCGGCTAGCGGAAGTACTCGCCAACATGGATAAGCAGGAGCAGCACTATCGTGTAGAAGCTGGTCCAGACGGTCTTCTCTTCTTTCCTATTCGCTAAATCCTCGTATTTCCTGCCTTTACACTTCGCAGTGAAGTCTGGTATATTCTTTTCATAGGAGATCATCCCAATGAAAACCAGACCCAATCAAGCTATCCGAAACACTGTTACTCAGATTATCCGCCGGGATGGGTGCTAGAGGCTGGACGATCTGCAGTGGTGGCAGATGATAAGAAGAAAGCGCAGCGTCGGGAAATTGTTAATAAACAACGGCGGGCACGCACCAGCGCCATGCAATCTCTTGGTATAGTTAAGTCATCCGAGGTTTATTGAGTCTGCCCCGGTTGGCTAATCTATCCGCTAGCTCATTCTCTGGATGACCTGAATGGCCTTTGATATGGCTAAAGGTCACATGTCCTGGAAATTGATTGCGTTTATATATCTCATGCCTAATTCTTGCCACTAACTCATGATTCGACTTGATTTTCCACGAGAAGTCAGAAGCGCACCCGATTGCATACATAGAGTCAGGTCGGATCATGATAGTTGCAGACAAACATGGGATGGCATAAAACACTCTCATTACCGCTGATAGCTCGGCATGGTTATTGGTCCCATTACCGCACGATTCCGCAATTTCCGTTTTAGAGAATACATTGCCAGATACGTCCTGCTCTATAATCACCACACCTATACCTGATGGCTTATCAGGACTGGTACCACTACCATCTGTGTAGGCGGTGTATGACCGTGATGGCTGTTGAATGCTTATTCCATTAAAGGTGCGGATACTGGCTAGTGTGTTTTCGATTGGGTAGTGCCGATAAAACGCGAAGTGTCTGTTGGTGCCTGGGCGACCAGTATAGATACCGATATCACTTACACTAAATGAATCTAGGTTGTGCTCGATAAGAGCTGAGTGGATGTCAAGTAAAAGGCGACGGGGCCAGCCGAGTTTTAATGCCTCGCTGGCGTGTGATCTATCTAGTCCAGACATATTAGTGCTTGTGGTTACAGTGTTTGTGGTTTCGGCTATGCCAATAGCGATCAGCCACCAGGATTACTGCAGAAGTAAGAACACCTAGCCCGAGATACAGAGGCAAGTTTTCCTTGTGGTCATGGCTAGCCACAGCACCAACACCCAGGATGGATGCAATCAGGCTCAAGTGTGCAGGGCACAGCAAGCAGAACAGAAGCGGAGTACATACAGCGGCAATTTTAGCTTTCATTGGTTTACCTTATCGAATGGTTTAGATCTAGATGCTCGATCAACATACGCATGAACATCTCGCCCTGTTCAATAGCGTCATCAATGCCGACATGAGTGTGTGGACGCTCAGCAGAGAACCACCGTGGTGGCATCTCTCTTTTACCTACACGGTGATATGGTGTCTTCAGTACAGCAGCGGCGTAGGTCTTTGAGTCTAGTGCGCTGAAGCCAAGTGGGCTGTACTTAAAGAAACGAATTAGGTACCAGTAGGCCCACATGAAATCGAATCCTGCGGGATACCCAACAAAGACAGGCCGAATTTTGCGGTCAGTGGCGCTCTGTTGTGTAGAGACTACTTTCTCGATCCAGGCAGCAAAGTTACGCATACCAGCAACAGGCGCTTCTGTGTTTTGCCTAGTAGCTGTGTAGGCGTCTGGATGCTTAGCCCAAAATTCCATAGTATCGGGGCATTCAGTGGCATCGGATAATGTCTCTAAGTTGACGCTGAAAGTTGAGAGTAATACGAAGGTGTTATTACTATTCAGCCGATACGCTGCCGATCCCAGACTAAGCATCGAGAATAGGCCTGGAATTGGACCGTTAGTCTCAACATCAGTACTGAAGTAAATCTCATTAAAATGTGGGTCGGTCATTACTTGCGCTCCATAATCTTGCGGACTGAACCAGCAGACACCAAGGTTAACGTACTAGCGTCCACACAATTATTCACTCTGAATGGCTTATTTCTTCTAATGGTCGGAGTGACGCTCTCAATCCAAACCCTATCACTGTCCTTATAGGACGTAGTGACTAGGTATACACCATCCTTATCTTTCACTTTGTCGCCTCGATAGAACTTCATCTGATTTGGCTCCGCTATGACTGAATTATGGAATCTATAGTAGCACCAACGATCCAGAAACGTCAACGTAAAAATTTAGGAAAAGTGAAAGCCTTGTTTGAAAAGGCTTCCGTGCCGCAGGAGGCGGCTGTATACATCGAGGGTGATGGTGAACACGCCATGCTTTGTGTCCGGGTGGTTCATTCAAGACAGGTGTATCGGCAACTTCTATCAGAAATTGCTCACTCTTTGGTTGAAAGGACGATTGTTCAGGATGTGGCGGCAAACCCTGTCAAGAAAAAAAGAAGGTTTTTTGCTAAGCGTGGACTTTTAAGGTAAGTGCCCGATATAATTGATAACAAAGTTATTGACTATTATCATGGTGGCAGGTAGGATGAGTTATCAAAGGCGGTGATTTTATGTTTAGACTTGGCGACAAAGTTCGAGTAATTGGTAATCCTGCATGGAAAGCTGATGTAATGGCTAGCATTGTAGGTATGGTGGGTGAATACTAGATGCCAAAGGATGCGATATTTCCTCGCTTGAAAATATCGACGTTACAAGCACTTCCATCCTTATGGAAGATGCGGACGGCATGGAATGGGCGTGGAAACCGAATTGTCTGGAGCTTGCTTATGAGAGCAGCGAATCGAAAATTGACCGATTAGTCAATGATGTTCTCTCATTAATCAAGAGTCGCGAGGCTGAAGGCGAGACTGACTTGGAAATTAAGGTTTTGCCGAATGGTTGCGTACCATTGATCTCAAGACTGGTGCGGTCGAGCATCAATGGAGTGAGTCGCAAGAAAATTGCATCAAATGTGGCGACCACTGGTTTATGTCTAGTCTTACATGTCTGGGTGATATCAGGAAAGACCAATGCCTAGTAATACTACCGATTGCATTATTTCGATACTAGATGCACTAACTGCTATTATCTTACTAGTTGCCCTCTTTAAGACCAGGAGTCGATAATGCCTATCCGTTTTCAGAAGATGATCTATCGCAAGGATTTGCGATCCAATCCTAACACCCTGTATGTGTTTGGCGATAATTTGAAGCGTCAGGGAATGGGTGGGCAAGCTGCAGAAATGCGGTACGAGCCTAATGCTTGTGGTGTGGCGACTAAGAAGTCACCTGGAACTAGCCCTGCCGATTACTTTCGCGATAATGAATATATAAAGAATTTAGAGATTTTCCATAACGATTTAGATCGTGTAGAAAATCATCTTAAGGTTGGTGGTGAAGTCGTATTTCCTACCAATGGTTTGGGTACTGGCCTGTCTAGGTTGACGCAAACAGCGCCGCAATCGTATCAGGCATTGACAGACATTATTGCTGAATTTGTAAAAAAATATGGTATGGTTGATATGAGTGAGCCGGAATATTAACCATGCGAAGATCTGCTCAATCATTTTGCAGGAGCTTTTTTATTGATGACTCTTACGAGTGCTAAGCCCGAATCACACCAACCCACTCCAGTAATGGAAGGCTTCCACCAGGATTCACGGACGTATGGCCAGTGTGGCGATTGTGAACTTACATTCTGGGAAGACGAGCTTGAGTCTGATGGACATCTTCATTTTCCCAGACGTTTATGTAAAGATTGCTTAGGGCGGGATAGGTATTAGACTAGATATAGTACATTTCCTTACGGAAGGGACGTGCTATCATTTGGTTCGTGGTTATCAGTGGACTCATCATCGACGATAATGCCAATATAGGGCATCGACATCTGCGTTAATTGACGTGCCGCAAAAGATGAGTTATAACCCAACGGACGCACATCCCGAATGGTCGCGACCGACACAAGCGATTGACGATCCACAATACCGATCTGGATATACTCGTGATTGAGCAGATCTTTGATATTAGGTACCCGACCTTCGATATGTGCTCCATGGTTAACTACACGCCAACCCGATGCAGTGCAGTTGACCGGCTCAACCGAGGTATAGTCGATTGAGGCAGCAGTGAACCGACCCAGGATAAATGCTGGCGTAGCATCATACTGGAGCCCGTAAGAAAAGTTATCGTAAATTCCGACTACTAGGACTTGCTTTGTATTGGGGTCTACCATGCCAACTTTGGCTCTGGCACCCGACATAATTTTTGGGGGCATTGTTACTCCTTATCCACTAGCCGATGAACTTACTTGAGAGATTTTCAAATTGATTGGTACAAAGTAGATTAGACCAGCTAATTTACTCTCGACATTCACGATAGCCGCAGTACCCTTAATTTCGACTCTGGCATTCTTATAGCCGCCCGGTGCGTCATCTGATGGGGCGGTCAGCTTAAGGCGTAAACACTCGCCCATGATCGACTTGAGGACGTTTAGAGCCTGTGCTGCGGTGATGTCTGCCTGCGACTCTCCTACCAAAGCGTCTTCCAGGTCGCGGGATAGCTTGAGTGCAATCTGGTCGCCAACATACACAGCCTGAACACTGTTCCAGTAGAAATTAGCGTCCTTGGTGTAGGTGGTCTGATCAGAAGCCCATACGAAATTGTCGCTATCATCCGTCTTGATCGGAAGTAGACCAGCAAGCAGCGCTCTCTCTACATCTGCCAGATCCGATGGGTCATAACTACCATCACGCATAACAACACCATTCTGATTAGGTGTGCGATGCACAATTCCCTTATAGAAGCCTGCAGCTTGCATACCTGCAGCGATTACTGCCGACATCCAAGGCTGATACTGCACAATGCCCTGGCCCACAGAAGGACGGATAAAGTCAAGGAAGCTGAGTGATACTCGCCCATGCGCGAGCTGATTAGCTGCATTCTGGTCATTCGTGAATGAATCCAGGAGCGACAGAAACGCTTGGCGATGCCGTTTACGTCGCATAGTGGACATATTGATAACGTGGGTACGTACCAGTGCGTTGATATTGGCAATCGTATAGGTAGAGCTGCTGTCCGTTTCACCATCAGCGATATCTGCAGAAGCGTCACGAGACATCAGAGGAACCACGAAGTTAACTCGCAGCTTCTCTAGTGCGGTAATTGCTGCCTCAATACCAGCTTCGGTAGTTCCACCCTTAGTACCACCACTCAGATACGTAGTAGCGCTCACAACTGCTGGGAGTCCAGAAACCGCTGGGATATTCGTAGCAGTCGTAGTGCCTAGCTGCAGAGCAGACGACAGAGTTTGAACATTGGTGAAGAAGGTAACTGCATCAACCTTCAGACGACCAGTTTTATTTCCGAAGTCACTGCAAATACCAAGTGCAGAAACCTCATCCAGCATGGTAGGAGCCTTCTGGCCCAGCAGTGTGGTAGTTACACTGCAAGTATACCCAGGCTGTGCATTGATGAAGGTACACAGATCCGAGATGGTTGGGTACTTAGAGAAGGTAAGGTTTAGATTTGAGCCAGCGCCACCAGTGACGGTGGTTGATAGGCCCGTGGCAGTCACAGTCAGGGTAGCGGTGGTTCCTTTATAGCCGATTGACATAGCAATCTGGCCACCAGCGGTAATGGCTTCTACCACATTGTCAAGCGAACGTGCTACATTCAGAGTGACTGAATACTCAGAAGCACTGGTCAACAGCTTAGGAGTAGTAGACTTGCTGATCCAAGTAACCTTCGTGGTGTTTAGGCTGTAGCACAGATCGGTAAATCGACCAGTGCTGGAAGTCAGCTCGTTAACCTCAAGATTCTTGCCAGCACCATCAATTGGTAGTGCAGTCTCAAGAGTCACGGTCAGAGGAGAATAAGCCTCCACATCCGTAACAGCCACCGCAGCGGTCGCTGCGACACTTTCTGGAGCGGTGAGGGCACCAGCACCACCCGAGTCATCCAAGAGCTTTGTAGCAACAACCACGGTGTTTGTGACTGAGGTTACGACATATGAGCCACGGTTCTTGTTGGTTGCGCCCTGGATAACAGACCCGGAAGGAATGTACAGCGTGTCACCCACAACAGGGTTAACAGCCCACGCAATACTACGGGTGATGGCTACAGAGTTACCAGTTGCAGCCAAAGCTAGTGTACCAGCCACAGTCAAAATGGCTCGGTTTACACCACCAGTACAAGCAATGCCGCTCAGTGCATCTAGCTGGGCCTGGATTGTATCAGGCGTGTCCAGTGCGGTTAGCTGGGTAGAAACTGCAGTACCACCATTCGCTCTAAACGTGATATCTGTTGCGTTGTTTGGCACCAGCAGAGTAAACAGACCAGTGGTCGGAATTATCTCTGGGGTCTTCTGAGCGATGGTAAAGGAATACAGATTCCCATTCTCGCCATAGTTACGATCGGCAAGAGTGTGATACGTGCCACCAGCGAGATTCAGAATGACCTTAGAAGCCTTGTCGCTGACATTGGTTTTGACCAGATAGATGCGGGTCGGAGCACCAACCAGCTTCACATCAGCACTAGGAGTGACTGCCGCCACAAAAGCGTCAACCAGTCGTCCCGTACCATATTTAGCTCGTACATCACCATCCTGGGTGGGGCTAAACCAATTCTGTGATAGTGCAGTCTCTTGACTATATGCAGGGCCTGCATCGGACTCGCCCATCAATACCATGACGCCGCTTACGGGTAGTCCGCTAGCGGAAGCCTCAACTTCAATATTCGGGTACGCTCCTGGTACAATGAGAGTCCCCTGCGGGGTTTGATATGCCTGTGCCATTTGTTACCATTACCTTTCTAATGAAGATTATTACTTTGTTTTAACGGGTGGAGCCACAGCGGAAGTCCTAGATCCAAAAATCCCACTACGGATACGTGCCAATACAGATCCGGCAGCTTGTGGTTTAGGGATAAGTGGATTAGCGCCAGTAGGACCATCAGCGGGCTTTACTGAGCTTTGCGTAGTAGACGCAGGCACCCCATTGGGACGATTGAAGTCAAGGCTCTGTGCAGGCTTCACACTGGAGCTGATCGGAATTGAACGAAAATTGCCCGCTGGACCCTTAACGCCCGGAAGTGTTTTATTTGGTGCGTTGGCTGGCAGTTCGGTATTCTTTGGCAGTAGACCGAGTAGGGCCTTGAATAGTTCCTCTACAGGTGCATCTTTGGAATAACCCTTATAACCAGTAAACTCAAACTTAACCAGCTTCTCTGCTTTCTTCTCAGTCTCAGCGCTAGGACCGGTCCAGGATGCGTTATTGCCCATTAGACGCTCATACATAATAAGCATGTTTGCGTGCTGACTGGCTGAAACCTCATCCTTGTAGCTAATAGACTTGTTTAGACCATTAAGGTGATGTGCAGCACCACTAAGCAATTCAGCCTTGGACATCGAAGCGGGCATATGCTTAATGCGGAGTGCTTCAAACTGTTTCTCGGTTTCATTCTTCATTACCGAAGTTGATACACTGACACGGGAAGTAGTAGAGGTGGATGCTGCTTTAGGTGGCTTAGCGGTAAGCACCTTAGACTTGGCAGAGAGCTTGGGTGAACCACCAGCGCCCGGTGGCTTAGCTGCAGGCACTTCAGCCTTTGTGGTTTTGTCTGGTTGCTTCTGTTGCTCTAGTGGCTTTACTTCTTTATGCTCTTGTGGTAGTGCGGCAATGGGCTGCTGCATCATACCGATACCCAGACCGGTTACGAATGAGCCTACACTCTTCTTAACAGGCTTGCCCGTACCCTTACACATCTTGCAAAGAGAACTTGACTTTCCTTTGCAACCAGAGCAGGTTTCGGTAAGTGCCATCTCGTCCTTGCCGAGCTTAGGCTTTCCACCACCAGAACCATCGCCGTTATCTACAGACTTCCCAGCCTTGGGCATACTTTTCAGCCCTTGTCCACCGATATTTTTATAACGATTCTTATCGGAATCATTTGCGTTATTCAGATTAATCAGGTCTTCGGACTTGAGAATATTAGTCAAACTCTTCTCAAGTCTTGAAAGTTGCTTTTCGATGTTTGTGTAATCCATAAACACAAGATTAATTCGGTTTATGGTGGTTGCGGTAGTCCATATATATCTATGTCATCATCCTCATCACCAACAATAGGTGCATCATTGTCTGGCTGACTTAAGAACTTACCACCACCAATTACTTTAGGGCGAGCTAGCGTGTTATTGATTCTGTCATCCTCAGACTCCACCCACCACTGGAGTATGGCACCGCTGATAGAAATGAATCGGGTAAAAATGGGTTGTGCTTCCACACCTTCAAAGTATCGAGCTAAGCCAAAGTCACCAGAGTCTAATGCTGTAACCTCAAAGCCTCGGCCTTCTATTAATGCTTTACGGTTTCTGAGCAGCACGAAAGTTAGAATGGAATGTAGGTATGTGAGATGTATAGCTTCTGACTGGACATGGGTACCTATTGCGTAAGTCTCCTGGAACCGAGCATTACCAAACATCAATAGCTTTGGTGGAAATGCTCCTCTAAACACTGACCCATTAAACTCATCGTTAATGTTGGTGTCTAAAACGATGGTGTTAGGATTGTCTTTGCTACGTGATATAACTTCTAGTATCTTGTACTGATTACCATTGCGAGTGACCAGTATTTGGCCAGCGGTTAACAGAAGCTGCTTGGATATCGCTTCTGGAATTACCATAATACCTGTTGATCGGTTGTAAGAAAGTGGATTGAATGAATCAGAGATATTGTTCCATCCAGTTAACTGTGACGCCTCTCTCTTTTCATAGTTAACATCTGCTAGCGTGTTATTGCTTTCACTGGACTTCATAATGGCAATAGTGATACAGGGGAATTGGACCTCACCGAGTCTCCGATTAATTACCACTGCGACATCAGTTGACAGAAACCAGCGCTTGGCTTCAGCAATTTCCTTTTCACCATAACGATTTTTGGTAAGGTCGTCTTTGGCAAGACTAGCAAAGCAAAAGTCAAGCAAATAAGGCTTCAACCTCATTTCGTGTAGACCTGCCATAATAGCGGTTCTAATGATGATGTCCGACTGGAAAATACCAAGAGCTTTTGTTTCGACCATACAGAAGAGATTAAAGTCTAGCCTCTATATATTTTACAAGTGACGGAGCAATGAGGTTATCCCACTGTTGTTGCGCCCAATCAGAAGCCTCATTCATAAAGTTCATAGGGGCAGTACCTGGATGGTCCCATTTATCAGCAGACTCTACATGCTTAGATGAAGCTATACGAAATGTCATAATAGATCTTTGCACATGGTCATTACCTTTTTTATCCTTGACCTTGTGCTGATATATCTTGGCACCTTTCAAGATTGGAAAGTTCTGTAATGGTGATGGAAAGTTAATGGAATGGAGCATGCCGAGTTTGGGCTGTCCAGTTTCCTTATCCTTCTCTATTTTTCCAAACGGTATACGCGACTTCTTTAGTTCCTGCTTGATAGTGGCCACAATATTGGCTTGTGCTGGTGTAGCCACACTTGGTCCTACATTATGCTTAAACGGTATAGCAAGATACTTAGAACCATCCTTAGCTGTTTTGGCTTTAGGTGATGCTAAAAGATCTAGCAGCATATTGTGCTCTGATACACCTTCCTCAATCCATCTAGCTTCACCATCTAGTGTGATAAGAAATGTGTGTTCATTGACCTGGGAGTGATGCAACGCCTCAATATACATCTCTCTTCTGGAGTGTAGTTTTTGGGCAGCCTGTTCTACTATTCGGGCATGCGTCATGATAGTAAGCTGCTGCCCAGTCTTTTCAATTTCGCTCTTGATAGCGTCAGGCAGACTTAGCATCTTATCTAGCGGAGTTAAATCTAGGTTAACAAAGAACATGAATCACCTAATGGTCATACTTGCTAATCGGATGGCCGAAGCGAGCTGGTGGGATGTCCATAGTCAGCAGCCGCTGTTTCTGGTTGCTTAGACATAATTAAACCGGTCCTACCCTCTTTCCATCTCTCACCAGTAGGCGTCAACACCTTAAATCGACCAGAAGACTCAATTACAGTGCCTACTGGCAGCTTAATACGTGGTTTCTTTGGTGCATGTGGCATGGGTAAGCCAGCCTTCTCTAAATGGCTTGCGTATGCTGCTTTTAGCTTCTTTATCAATTCTGGATCTTTGGCATTAGGGGATAACTCATCCTTTAAGGTGTAGCCATACCCACCAAACTTCTCATCATACGGTCCTTCTGGTTTATCTACTGCTTTATCGCCAGACAGTACCTTAACTCCACTATGGAAAGCATGTGTCATTAAAGACTCATACATGGCAGAGCCCAGGCCCATCTTGCGATGCTCTGGATGAACCTCTGAATGTGCAATCTTTAGTATACCGTTATTAATAAGACCATTACAAAAACCTATATGCTTGCCATCTTTAATAACATTTGCCTCGACTTCCTTACGATTAATCCATCCTGGGACCGAGGACTCGTGTACTACTAGGTTGTATCCAGGACTCGCCATGTGTGAATAGTCGTAGCTCTTATTGTCCTTTCCAGCTAGCTGACTAACCAATGGGTCTAGTGCCCCAACAGGAGCATCCACGGTATCGTCGTTCTCCTCGTTATCCAGAGTAGATGCAAATCTATGACCATTAGCAAAGCTATCTGTATACGACGTAGAATTAGGATGTGACACTGTAATGTGTTTATGGTTGAGATCGCCAGTGACATGAGCACTATATCCATATGGCAAGCTATACTGTTTTCCACCATTAGCTGTACCAGTCAGTGTAGGCGTGATTAACTTTCCCACCTGATTGTTGGCTAAAGCCATTTTCGTTAATGGCTCAGACTTAGCTGTCGGCTCCAATTCATCCTTCAAGGTGTAATTATATGGTTGAAACTTGTTGTCGTACGGACCAGTTGGAACCTCATCAGCTCCTGGATATTTTTGTGGTCGGTACTTCATTCCATGCTTACGTGCCAATGCGGCATGGGTAGCACTAGCCAAAGAGGAGTGAGTGCTACCAATAACTCTTTTATAGCCATTATGATAAGCGTGAGTCATCAACGCTTCATACATAGCAGAACCTAGACCTTTTTGGCGGTGTTTGGCATCTATACGTGCATAATCAATGGTTAGTGCTCTTTTCTTGTAATGTGGATAAGGCCCCATTTCTACGTTAGCCATTCCGCCTTCACAAAAACCCACATAATTACCGTTATGCAGGATATGTGCGGTTACTTTTTTTCCAGTATGATTGACTATCATCTTATACTCTTTGCCATTAGGTGGCAATAGGTGTGAATAGTCATAAGCATGACTTTGTTCCAATAGAGGAATGCCGGTGTGCTTACTCACTAAATCATCAACCATAGCAGATACGACATTACCCATATTACTCATATGAGCATCACGACCCATTTCCATAGATGACGATTCGCCGCTATACGCAATGTGTTTAAGTGGATAGATATTCTTGTCTTTGAGGGTGGTGTTGTATTCGTGGTCTGTGGGGCTTTGTCCTGGAGCATGCACTAGGGCGTTAACAAATTTACTACCACTACTTTTGGGTGCAATACTCACAGTGTGGCCGGTAGGTAACTGATAGTTTTTACCACCATCACTAGAATCTGGTAGTGGTTTGGGCTCAATCGGTTTGCCCGGTGTATTGTCTGCCAAAGCCATCTTTGCTAGTGGCTCTGATTTAAGGGCATAGCTGTATGGGCCAAACCTTTCATCGTATGGACCAGGAACGGACTCGCCATTTGGATTTACCTTGGGCTTGTAATTCATCCCATGTTGCTCAGCTAGTCTTTTGTGTACTGACGACGCCATAGAAGAATGTACATCGCCTTCAACATTCTTGTATCCATTATGAAAAGCATGTGTCATTAATGCTTCATACAATGCTTTACCGAGCCCTTGTCCTCGATGATTGGGATTTAACTTGGAATGTCCAATATGCAAAGAACCATTAGTGAGGAATCCGGCACAAAAGCCGACATGCTCACCATTGCGAAGAATATGCGCTTGTATCTTAATAGGTGATAATTTAGAAAATGAATTAGATTGATGATTTAGTAAAAGAGTATATGATTTATCTGGCAGTAGATGTGAGTAGTTGTAACTGGCACGATTTAGATCTTCCGTCTTCATGCCAGTCAACGACTCCACTATGCCATGTACGGCTGTATGCAATGGACTGCTGGTGGTATTATCACTATCCATGATATTACCCTTACTGTCCTTAAAATACTTTTGGGTGAACACGTTTCCTTTCACTCTATGACGAACCAGGGCGGTAGCAACATGACTAGTACTTTCATCATGTATTTTCACTTCAGCAGTGTGATTATCTGGAAGTTGAAAGTGTTGAATATTTGCGCTTGGGGAACCATCATTGGCTAATTCTGATAAATGCGGATATTGCTCCTCAAACTTCTTCGGGACAACCACTTGACCAGTCTTATTATCAGCCAATGCCATTTTGGACAGGTCTTCTGACTTGGCTAGATCAGGCTTATTGACTTCGGGCGATAAGCTACGAGCCATATCAATGACGTTTTGGGTCAAACCAATAAGGATTTGATATACCTCTGGTGACTTCTCTCTAAGCTGCTCTAACTCTGGAGCCTTCATTCTCATAGCCTGAAGGACTTGGGCTATCTTCTGTTTGAGCTGATTGGATTCCTGAATAACTCTTTCAGTTTGCTCGGCATCCACCATATCTTGTTTCTGTGCATACTCGTGTAGAGCACTTTCAAAAGTGGGCGATGGGGATGGTTCTGATTTGTCAAGCTCCTTTAGCTCATTTTTCATGGATGGAGAATAGATCAGTACTCGGCCACCACCACGACCCTCTGCAGTCCTGCATGCAATTTCTGCATCAGCCAATGAACTACCTACACCAACAGACATAGGTGTACTAATAACTTGCTGGTATGCTTCTACACGCTCTATTAGTTCGTGTAGATGATTAGCTGGTAGTGTTGCTCTACCACCCATACTGTCAATAATGGTAATGCGACCCCCTACAGCTTCCAGCCAAGCCTTCCAGGTATTCTTAGCAGTCTCCATGGATTGACTAGCGTTGTTCAAACCTTCGGTATCTTCACGCATAGCCATACCAGTCAGCTTCTTAGGAATTTGGTCGTTTGACCATGAAATATAAAGTTGCATAAATTGAAGATTGCTTTCTCGCGGTATTTAATAGCAGGAGGACCGACGATGCAGACACCAAAGTTTGAGACAAAGGATTCTGGAAGTAAGGATAAGACGGCCACGGGCGCTAAACGCGATTCAGAGGCTGGCAAGGGTCGCCCTGACCTACTGCCATGGGAGTGGATCGAAAAGCTGTCTCAAGCAATGGAGAACGCAGATCCAGACGCTTTAGAAGGGCTGAAGCTGGTACCTGTAAGCTGGCTGATTCGGCTGGCTAGTTTGTACGGGCGTGGTGCTAAGAAGTACGGTGCCAATAATTGGAGGAAAGGTTTTCCACTAAGCCGGACATTTTCATCTATGATGCGGCACGCAATGAAATGGGCTCAGGGCTGGAATGATGAGGACCACCTGATCGCTGTCATTTGGAATGCCATCACTATTATTGAGACGGAATATATGATTGATGCCCCTGCGTCAGTTATTCCTAAAGAGTATGCAGATTTTGGTCCTAATAAACCCAGGCTGAAAGAGGATGTAGGAGAGTAAGAATGGATACCCCAATTAAGATCAAGAAACTGCGTGATAATGCTCAAATCCCTCAGTACCAGACCGCTGGTTCTGCTGGTGCCGATCTAGTGTTTGCACCAGAAAACCGCCATGCCGTTGCAATGCTAGATCCTATGGACCGATTTCTGCTAGAAACAGGTCTGTCAGTAGAGATTCCACCTGGATACGAAATCCAGATTCGACCGCGTAGTGGTCTAGCTAACAAGTATGGTATTACTGTCCTTAACTCTCCTGGCACTATTGATAGTGATTATCGGGGAGAAATCAAAGTATTGCTCGTTAACCTGGGCGATACACCAGCCATTATCAATCCTGGTGATAGAATTGCACAAATGGTGGTAGCTATGGTACCACGAGCTATGTTTGTTGAGACTGAACTAGAGGAGTCGGTAAGGGGCGCTGGGGGATTTGGTAGTACTGGTTAGACTCTCTTCAAATTCTTCACATTGATATGTCGATATGGATGCTTCTTTACGTACTCCTGATATTCAGAATCACCCTGGTATCCAGCCATCTGTTGTGGGCTATCGCGGCGTTCACTTACTGCG